TCTAAAGTTCCGGTTGTGCCTATACGATACTTGGTTTTTTTGGCTTTAGTCATGATAGAAGTTAGAGACTTAGCTTTGAACAGGTGGCATTCGTCTCCAAACACTCCAATAAAGTCATCAAAGTAATCGAAAGGCTGGTTGTATATACTTTGCCATGTGGAAATAACTATACGTTTACTGGTATTTTTGTCTTTTCCAGACATGATGGTATGGATATTTCGGTCTGCTCTCCAAGAGTCTCTTTTAGAGTATTCTCGGAAATCTGCCAACATCTGAGCTACCAGACTAGTGGTAGGCACAATAATAAGAACTTTTCCGGTTGGATTTTGGTCTAGAATCCACCTACACAGAAGATAGATCATTAAAGACTTGCCAGAGCCTGTAGGAGACACTAGGAGGGCTCTGGATCGATCCAAAGCGTGCAGGACGGCTTCTACCTGGTAATCGTAAGGCTTGATCTCCTTGCCTCCTGCGTTTACCGGTAAACCGGCTATAAATTCTTTGACTTTTTCGGGTGCCGGGGTATTATAAGGAATCAGAGATTCCTCCCAAGTATATCCCCGATCTTTAGCAAATTTAATCAGTTGTGTTCGTAATCCGGCAAATAGTGTTTGGGTGTACAAATTAAATAAACGGATTTTACCGTCCCATAGGCGTTTTTTAAAGGCAGGTGTGTACTGAAAATTAGGAACAGTAAACGTAAAGTAACTGTTCAACTCTTTGGCTAAAGAGCGATCACATTCAATTTTAAGCATTACTGCATCAGGTTGAGTGATCTTTAAATCTGCCAATTACACTCCTTGAGTAAATTTAATCCAATCAATCATGGCTCGAATCTGCCATTGACGATTATTAATAATTTTAACCACACCTTCAAGATAATTAACTTTTTCTTTCTGATACGAAACTTTCTCTTGAAGTTTAAGCCAGTCTGGATCAGATTCTATAAGATCGTCTGCCTCAGTTTTAAGGACATTTAATTCGAAAGGCTCCCAGCCGTGGTGTACTAGTTCTTCTTTACTCATTCGGCCTGTGTAATATAACCATTTATTGCGCCGAAGAGCAGCCGCTTCTCGTTCTAATTTTTGAAGTTTCAATCGTTCATCCATAAAAAATGTTAGATATTTATTATGAATTTGAGGAGTATTAGCAGATTCTCGGTCAAGTTCGGTTTGATTGATCTTGATATCTTCACTAATCATTTTCTTAAGTTCGTCTAGATTCATAGGTAAAGTATACACTCAAATAATAAAAATTCAAATATATTATGCTCCAGTTAAACCGGTAATCGTGTACGTAGTAAACGCAAACCTAACAACAGCAATCATTTCCACAGACTGGGGTTGGGTTGTGCTGAAATTTAAACTGCTAAGATAGGTTGGAAATACGTGTGCAAAATGAACTCCCCATTTAGGCTTATACGAACTGTTGGTTATCAGAAGTCTTGCATCACTGGTTTTATCCACATATTTTTTAGTTCCATCAGAATCATCATAATTTCCAATATCAGTCATCCAACGGTAAATTTCTAGCCAGTTACCTATATTTTCGTCTACACGAAATGAAAGTTCTAGATTTTCAAATCTGTACGATCCTGTTGGAACTTGAACTGGATATCCTAGATTTGTGGGTTGTGTGGTTACTCCGAAACCAAGACCAGGCAGATTAGCAGTCTGACAAAAGTAAACCATGTTTGGAACTCGGTCCAAAACAAATTTAAAATAATTTACTTGTAATGCATTATGTGTTGGCATACTAATATTTAGGTAAACGAAGAGGGCTCCCTTTTCACGGGGAGCCCTTAACGTTAATTGTTGTTAAAGTTTAGATCAGAGACCGAAACCAGTGTTACCGTGCAGATTGTTGACTGCAAAGATGCGGTAGTATTGATTTCCGCCGAGAGCATTAATATCAGTGTTCTCAGCAAACGGATTGCTTACCATACCGTAACGAGTCTTGAATCCAATCTTGGGTTGGAAAGTGCTTTGATCCACCGCTCTCACCATTTGGAGAGGAACGTATGGACAATAGAACACACCAGCGTCGTATGGGCTAGCACCACGGTAGCCTACCATGCAGAAGTTGGCACCTAGAGCAGCGTATGGATCAATGTAAACCTTGAACTTGCCGTTAAGGATACCAGCAAAAGTGCTGCCTGTGTCATCAACCTCTAGTTGAGGTTGTAGAGCAGGAGTAAGGTTTAAGAATCCACCCATGGCTAGAGCAGAAGCTACGTCGCTAGAGCAGACAACGAAATTGCCCTTGCCACGACGAGTTTCCTTGGCGATCACATTGGCTTCACGTTCGATTTGGAACATGAGACCACGGAATCGTTCGGCACTCCAACGACCATCAGAGTCGGTGTTTAGATCGTATACGCCACCACCACTACTGAAAGCGGTTAGATCTGATTGATTAGCACCAGTCTTGGCAGTGCGGTATAGAGTGTAAATTAGCTCGCGGTTGATTTCGTTGAGAATTTCGCTGCTAAGAATGTTAGCAAGCTCACTCTCAGCGTCAAGACCGTGAACAGCCTTAAGGTCTTGAGCTAGCTCAGTGGTGTACTCAGCTTTTAGAGCACGAGTCTTGGCTTCTACAGCTAGACGCTCAATGCTGAATGCCATCTCTTGGAAAGGTGCACCAGTTTCACCTAAACCTTCAGCGCGGCTGGTTAACATAGCGCGGAATGAATTAATATCAAATGAGCTATCGCGGATACCGAAATTTGCTCCTTGAGCAAAACCGCCGTCGTTACTACCGGTTTTACCGACAGGATTAATACCACCAGTAGCTGAGAATGCAGCACCAGCAGAAGTAGAACCTGAACCACCGAACTGAGCAAAAGCTTCTTGGAATAGAGCTTCGCGGCCAGCACCGTTAGCAGCACCAGCAACATTACCGAGAGTACCTTGCTTGGTGTAACGGCTACGCATAGCGAAAATGAGGCCGGTTGGTGCACTCATGGGTTGAACGCCAGCTAGATCGTAAGCCATGAGGTTAGGCATGGAACGACGAACTAGGCTGATCAGAATAGGATCGTAACCTGCGATACCACCAGAGGCAGCACCGACTTGACCAGTTGCTGGATTGCCACCCATAAAGTTGTTGGGGGTTTCAACCAGGTATTGCTCACGTAGAGCACGCTCTTGGTTCTCTAGTAGTTGAGCAGTTACTTTCTTACGATAAGAGTCTCCGATTTCAGGAAGTGCCTCGTGGCTTAGTAGAGGATTCCATTTTTCTACGAGGGTGTCGTAGGGGGTGTTGTCTGAAAAGTCCATTGACATGTTAGTTTTCTCCTTGATTTTAATTTATTTATATTTTAGTATTTTTTGACTTGACGGCCCACAGTGTTTACATATACAGACATTGGACCATCACTTAACTGTGGTATATTCCTTTGTTCTGTAAGAGTTTCCATATCCTGGGCTGGGGCTGGAGCAGCCTTAAGATAATTTTCTTTGATGATGGCAAGCTTGTTAGCAAAATCTTCAGCACCGTTAAAATCGATACTTTCAGCTAGTGAAGCTAAACGCTCTGCATCTACCTGAGACATGTCTGAAACAGCTCCTAAGAAAATGGTGCGAGCTTGACCCGCAACAAGTTCTTTGCGAAGTTCTAGATTATTTTTGATGTGTTCGTTTAAAGTATCTTCTAGTTGTTGATTTTCAGAGAACAGATCTTCTAGCACATCGTGCTTGCTTTCAGGAACTTCGATATAGTGGGTTTCAAACAGATTCTTTAAACCACCAATAAAGCTTTCAGCAATCTCGGTACGAATACCAGACTCTACTGCAAGCTTGTTTTCTTTCATCCACTCTTCTACAACGTAGTTTAGATATTCGTCTAAACGGGTAGCTAGTTCGTTTACAGTCTTGCTTACTTCTTCTTGGATAAGTGAAGCACTTTCTTTTAGAAGTTCTTCACGAATAAAAGTGGTTCTTTCGTTTAAAGCAGCTTCAAAAATCACTGAAGCTTTGCTCATGAACTCTTCAGAAAGAGCCTCACCATCAAAAAGATTTTGAAGATGTTCGTTCATAGCAGCCATTCTTCCTTGCTGTTTCGCTTGAGATTCTGCTCTTGGATCATCAATTCCACCAACTCCAGGCTGAAGAGCCATGTTTCTTTGTAATGCGGCTTCTTGCTGGGTGGTGTCTAAAGTTCCTAGAAAACTCCCACGCCCAGAAGCATCCATATCTCCTTTGCCTGTTGCGTCCATTACTACGGGTCTTGCTTGTTGTTTGTTTTTCATGTGTTTTTTTCCTGTACCTTTATATTTATAAAATCTGATATTTTCTAAATTCGTTATCTGGTTCCTGCTCTAGGATCTAGAAATGCTCGGGTTAACAAGTCTGCAGCAGTTTCTGTGGCTCCATCAACCACACCCCCGCCATAAGAAAGAAGAGGGCCTGCTATAGCACCAGCTAAAGGTCCAAGTGCTTTTCCTACAGCTTTAGCTGCTCCTATTCCAGGAATTCCTGAAATTAATTTTCCTGCAGCTTTTCCTGCAGCTCCAGCAGCTTTTCCTGCTCCTACTGCTCCGCCCAGCGAAGCCAGAAAAGCTGGCAATGAACCTATTGTTTCTTTATAATGATCTCTATATTTTTTGGCTGCATCCGGAGTCCAACCTAACTGACTTTGAACACCCAACAAAGAAGGAGCCACCATTTTTGGAGGAGTAGCTAAACCGGCAATAGGATTTTTTAATAGTATATCTAAAGCTTCTTTGCTTGCTTCGGTCCAGCTCATTGAATCATCTTGATCTTTATTTTCTAATAAAAATTTCAATCCTCCACGACCAAAACGATACGAAGGAGTTACAGATTCTTGTAGATTTATAAGTGTCTGAGGTTTCATTTTAGTTTTCTTAGAAAATCTTCAAATAAACGTATTGCTTTGCTTTCTAAATTTTTAATAGAACTTTTTTTAATTTCATTTTGATATTCTTCTATTTGACGTTCCACAAGAATTCCATTATCCCATATCCATTCTTTACCTTCCATGATACCGTTCACAAAAGCATTAGGAGCAGAAGGGTCAGCAACAAGATCCACAGCAGAAAGCATGAAATCGGGTTGAACTTCGTTGTAACCGTTTCGAGCTTTCAGTGAGCCCATACCACGAGTAGAAACGCCTAAACGAGCTCCTTCATTAATAAGATTTTTTACAATCTCGCCCATGGGAGTACCCATGACTTTAGCTTTACCGTACACATCTGAACCGTTGCAATTTAATTCTTTAATAATTATTGCAACACGATCAAGATTTACTGTTGGACCTGCAGGATGATTTAACTCTCCAAAAGCTCTGCTGTTAGCAACATATTCTTTGTTGTAACGGTTTACTTCATTTAACAAAATATTTTTAGGGTAAACTCTTTTATTTCTGTTAAGGGTATCAGCTTGCATAAAAGTACCTTCAATGAAATAATTTTTACCGCCATCAGCAGCAGCTTCTGTTAAAAATTCTACTTGCTCAACTGTTTCAGTTATTAGTTTCATTAGTCTTGCTCTTCTTCTGTTTCTTCAGAGTCTTCTTCAGTTTCCTCGTCTTCTTCGTCTTCGGTCTCACCTTCTTCTTCTTCCTCAGATTGCTCCTCGTCCTCTTCCACATCCTCATCTTCTCCTTCTTCAGCTTCTTCAGCTGCCTTTTTCATAGATTCTTCTTTGTCGCCATCACCGTCTAAATCTAGAAAATCCGGTTTTGCAGCTTCAAAAATAGAAGGAGCGTAATCTTCAAACTTGTCGCTCATAATTGAATTTAATTTTTCGTTTAAGCGTTGTTTAATAACGTCTTGAGCTTTTGCTAAATCTTCGTTAGCAACTAGATGTATAAAAGATTTTAAATTGTGTTCCATAGGTTATTCCTTGCCTTTATTTTCATTCTTTGCTAAATTCAGAACCCTGTTAAAAGATTGTTTAGATTCTGATAACAGTTTTACCAGTCTTTCCTTGTTCATACTATTTAGTTTTTCGTATAATTTACTTATTAACGCTTTTTCTGATTCTTTAACTATTCCAATATTACCGTCTTTCAGGTAATATGTGCTTTCTGGAACAAATTGTGGAACCGGATCTTTTTTAAGTATCACAGGAGCAACATCCACTTCAGTATTGGCTGTTTCTTGTATTTGTTCTAACAAGGCTTCTGATTCCATTTTATACAATTTTTCCATTAAAATAGAGGTTCGCTGTTCCAATTCTTCTTTCATTACCGTTTTGAATTGGTCAGTTTTTCCTCTTAGAATCATTTCTACCAGCCTTACTACAGTGTTCATTGCGGTTCTTCCGTTTCTCCTTCTGTTTCAGATTCTTCTGCGTCTTCTGGTGTTTCTCCAGACAACATTTGTTGATACGCTTCTGCTTCTTGAGCTTCTAGTTGTTTCTGCATTTCTCGGTTGATTTGTGCATCAATTTCTAGAATTTCTTCATCATCTTGTTTCAACATGTGCTTTCGAACGTATTCTTTAGAAAAGAATTGACCGATATAAGGAGTTACAGCAGCAATAATATCTAATCGCTCTCTCATAATATCGTTATTTTTGAGTTCTGTGAAATACGAATCATTATTAAATTTAAAGGTTATATCATGATTTACACGATTCCAATCTTCTTCAGCCATTAATCCTTTAAGAATTACCTGAGTTTTTAAAAGATCCAAGAAGAAAGAACTGAATCTTTGTCTAAGACGATCTATAAATTTATTAAATTTAACTTCGTCTCGTGTAATTTCAGCAGAACGGCCCATGTTAAATCCGGTGTCTGGCATCATTCGTGAAAGAGGAACACCTAAAGCACGATACAGCTTTTGTAACAGGTACATCACGTCTTCCATTTGTCCCAGATTTTGCCCGCCATCAAGAGTGCTGATTTCCGTTCCACGCCCACCTTCACGGCGAGGCATCCAGAAATCTTCAAGCATGCTCATATGGTTGCGTTCATCTTTAATTTCTCCGGTTTTAGGATCGTAAATAACTTTGTTACGATACCTGTTCATAATTTCACGAAGATATTGCTCTGCTTTTTGCTTGGGCAAATTACCTACGTCCACATAAAATATGCGTCGTTCTGGTGCACGAGAAATACGGTAAATAGCCACAGCATCTTCTATTTGTCGTAGTAAGTTTAATGGCCGAACAGCTTTTTGTAGATATCCTACAACCCGTTTTGTTGCAGAATCGATAATACCAGAATGCACGTAAGCAATAGTGTCTGGTGCTATTTTCCATCCTGTAGAAGTTGTAGGAAACGCAGAATCTTTGTCGGTGTCTGTGTAAACAAAGTATTCTTGAATATTTTTAATAGGAGAAAACGGCCCCATTCCTCCGTAAATTGCTTTATCTTTTTCTATCTTTCTAATTTTCTTTATTTTTACAGGATCAATAGGAACCAGTTCAGTGATACCTTTTCTGATATCATTTTTATCAATTTTCTTGTAGTAATACAGTTTAGAATCAATATACCATCGCCTAAAAATATCAGATGCTCGGTTAGAAAAATCTATTAAACGTAACAGATGATTGTATTCTGAATATATTTTAGTTTTAATAGTTTCAGAAAGATTTACTCGGTCCAAATCTAATTTTATAGGCTTGCGATCTTGGTCCATAACAATAGCTTCGTTCACAATATCTTCTATGGCAGCGTCCACTTCAGGATAAAGTGCCATAGAACGGTAATGCTGAATTAACTGATTTTCGTCGCGGACAGCACCAGAAAAATCAACAAAAGTTCCGAAAACACCACCAGTTTCTAAAATATAAGAACCGTCATACGAATCAGGTGTAATAACCTCTTGTGTGGCTTTTACATCTTCTTGCTTTTTTTTACCTATACTAAATCCAAATAATTCAAATTCCATATAAATTTCACCTTCTATTAGCAAATATGTAGTGACTGTACGCTACGGTCACAATAAAAGAACCAAGAGTGTTGTCTTGATCCATATTTAAATCTAGCGGTCCAACCAGAACAGGCCAGCAATTATAAAGATCAAACTTTCTTAATGTGCTTCTTCCATTAACATCTAGTTGTTCTATAT